TGGGACCTGTGGGGCCTGTTGGGCCGGTGGCACCTGTAGTTCCAGTTGCACCTGTCGGACCTGTCGGACCAGTAGCACCTGTAGTTCCAGTTGGGCCTGTCGGGCCTGTCGGGCCGGTAGCACCTGTGGGGCCTGTTGGACCAGTGGCACCTGTAGTTCCTGTCGGACCCGTGGGACCTGTCGGACCCGTTGCACCAGTTGGGCCTGTTGGACCAGTATAGCCAATAGCGCCCGTTGGACCCTGTGGGCCTGTTTGGCCGGTGGGTCCAGTAGCACCTGTTATTCCTTGAGGTCCTGTGGGGCCTTGTGCGCCCTGTTGGCCGGTGCCGCCTTGCGTTCCGGTAGGTCCGGTTGGACCAGTCGCGCCGATGGCGCCAGTGGGGCCTTGTGGGCCGGTTACGCCCGTTGGACCAGTAGGACCAGTTCCACCCGTTGGGCCTGTCGGACCCGTCGCGCCAGAAGCGCCTGTGGCGCCAGTTGGTCCGCCGCCAAGTGCCGCAATTTGCGCCGAAGTGACCCGTACCGAGACGCCAGCCTGCACAGCCTCAAGCTGTTCAGAACCACTAAGTGAAATGGCTGGGCCTAAATTCGGTATTTGGATATTGGTCATGTCAGCGGCCCTGTCTTCGGAACTTGGTCAAACCCATACGGCAATCCTGGATCATCATTACCAGGAGCGTTTGGATCAGTACCCGGCTCTTGATTTGTACCACCCGGCGGCTCGCCTGTCGTCTGCGTTACGCGGTTGTCGCTAATTTGAGTAATACGAACATCACCGCCCGGAACGGGGATGCCCGTCCAAAAATCGATTGTGCCCTGCCCCGAAGTGACGCGCGTGTTGCTTTCGTAGACTTCAAGATACTCAATACGCGGGTTTTGAATAGGCACCGGATCGGCAGGAAGAACAATAGCACGAAGCTGATCTTGCGGTTCGTCATAACAAGAACTGCAAACCAGAAGTCCGAGGTTCAACAGCGACGCGCCGCGCCAGTCATACTGCCAGCGCAAATCAACATGGTTGTACCAGATGGCGCATCTATCACAGACGCCAAAGGCTTCAGGATTAGATGGGCTGGTTCTTGCTCGTCCAGACTTTGAGGCGTACGCCATACATCATCTCACGGTCTGTAATAGCCAATGACTTGTGGGCTAATATACTGTTGAGCAGATTCAACGTTCTGCCGCGAAGCTATGCTATAAGTTTCGTCAGCTACCCCTTTAAGCGCAGGAGCAAGCTGGGGATTCCAGACTTTTGCCAAACGATAAGCAAGGCCGTCTGCAAACGCTTCAAGCCAGAGATAAGGTATGTCAACGGTCTGCCCTCCTGAAAAATTAGAGTCTTCAATCTGGGTGACACGATAATACTTTAAAACTTGTGCGCTTGTTCCGTCTGGAGCAGGCCACAACGTGACGGTTGGAGAGATTAAACGATCAAACCAAAACGTTGTTGAAAAGCCAGTCTGCGATTTGTTCGGATAACTGGCATATTCAGTACGACTGATCGGCATAATGATGCGATCGATCTCAGGCCCGCTAGCCGGGACAATGCCCATATAAGCATCCAAGATCACGACCGTGCTAGGATTTACGCTATACGTTGGCGACGGCGTGGATGAAGTGATTGTACCACCCGTTCCGGTGCTCACCGCTGACGTAACATAGCTGACAGACCCTGCACTTGACGCCGTAACCGTAAAATTACCGTTGTAGCCAGAAACATCTACGCCAGCGACGGTAATTGAAAATCCAACAGGATAAACCGGTGTGTTCGGTGTAGAATATGTCAGCGTAGCCGTGCCTGAAGAGACCGTGGCCGTCACAACACTAAGCGATTGAACAAGTTGAACCGTTACAAGGTCAACTTTCCAAAGATTCACACCCTGGTTCGCCCAGTTTGCAAGCATCATGTTCGTCGCCATCTTGGCGCTTTGCATGTGCTCTTGCACCAAGGACGTATTACGCAACCCCGCCAAGTTGAAGGAGTATAGCGTTAACTCACCAAGTGAGGGGTTGAAAGTGTATGTACCACTGGTGGTCATAAATACTATTGCGGTACGCTGCTGCTCTGAACAAACGTCGTCACAACCGATCCGTTACCGCTGGCTAAATAAACGCGGGCAAAAACCGGGACTGCGATTATAATTCCATACTTTGTTGTCGATTGTGTAACTAAACCAGCGTCTGGCGCGGGTGACCAAGTCATAGAAGCAACGGCGACTGGATTTACAGGGTCATTGGGATCGTCGTTTGAGACCTGAACTGAATAACTGACGGTGCCGGTTACAACAGCTTGAACCGAAACTGGACCCTGCGCCCAGTTGTCAAAGCGCACTAGAGAGCTTTCCTTGACACCGGCACTGGCATCGGACACAGAAACTGTAATTGGGCGCATTTAAAAATCCTTTCTTAGCACTTAACGTCCCATTTCTTTAAAGCTAGGTTGATCCGGCTATTGGGATCATGTGCAGTTTTGGCTGAAGTTAGTTTTTCCTTCATACCACACATCCTGCTTTTAAAGTTTTCTCTCCGTTGAGCGGAGGCGGGACTTCTGTGAGCTTCACCAGATGAAACAGGACGCTTGATATTATGCCCCTCTGCCTTAAGCGAGGCACGGCCTTTTTCGTTTAAGCCACCAGAAGGGTTTTTGCCTTCTTTGCGGGTCCAAGCACCAGACATAATTACCTCAAAAAGTGGGGGGCCGAAGCCCCCACACTCCATCAATTCTTAGGATTATCTTGTTGCTTTAGTTCTGGAGTGTTTATTTTGCTTAACCAAAAATTACACTCTTGAATAGCACCAGCGACCGCATTTAGATTTGCTTCCATCTGCCGCCGCTGGCCTTCTAAAGCTTCCAAGCGTTCTTTAAAGTCTTGCTCGATCATACCTGTGCGGACGATAAGTTAATGTAACGAATAGACCCATTAACCAAGATACGGAGTGAACCAGTTACTGCGCCAGGAGGTGCTGTACAAAACATTACGTTACCGCTTGCACCAGAACTTACAGATTTTGTTGTAGTTCCGACATCAAACAAATTCAACACGCCAAGGCTGTTTTGAGCCTCATCGCCAAAACCAATGAACGCAGTCGGACGAGAAGCTCTTACGCCTGTGAAAGAGGTGAAATCAAAAACTGCACCGTAGCAAGCTCCTACGTTAGTGCTTGCACCCACATCCACCACTCCATACACGGCGGTGTTTAACCCGGAAATCGTGTTAGATGCGTTTTTTAAAGAAGTTTGGGCATAACATCCAAAAATGGTGCCACCAGTGACACCTGCGGTGCGACTATTTGAGGCGCCAACCAAAGCAGCAACAGTACCTGCCCAATTCGCAGCGGGGCGAACAGTGAAGTCAGTCAGGTTGAATGAACCTGTTGACAAATCCGAGGCAGACAAAGTGTCGTCAGAACTGAACCCTGAGTCAGAAACGACTGGGCCAGAAAAAGTAGTAGTACCCATTATAATATCCTCACATGCGAGTTAGGCACATCTGTCTGCATGTCGTCAGCCGGGGCTGTCAGATGCACCGGGATATCCCGGATAACCCCCCCACCGGTTTCCCAGTGGAGGGATAATTTAGTTAAGACATTTTCTCTACTTTGTGGCCTTTGGGCGAAATGCCCGCATGAGCCGACGACAGAGGGTTCATGTTAGAACCCGTACGACCGCCACTCTTGCGCGCTTTACGACCGGCATTGTGCTTGGCGCCATCACCGTGCATTTTGCCAACGTGCTTTTTCGCACGACCGCCGCTTTTACGCTCTTCAGCTTCATCGTTCACGTTACTTTGGTAAGTGTAACGCATGTTTTTCTTTTTTACGTCTTGCTCGAACTCACGGTCACCAGTTTCGGTGCTGCCGCCGGAAGCCCTTTTCATACGCGATTGACTCTTCATTTTGATCTCCAATGATCAATAGGATTGGCCCGCCAGTGAAGGCGGGCCTTTCCGATTACGACGAGGGGAACGAGCCGAAAATGGAGCGCCAGTTGTAATAACCGAAGCTGTAGCGTTCGTAGCCTTTAACCAAAAGGTTATCGGTCACAAAATCTACTTGCATGTCGGTCTCAAACTTGACGCGGTTCATGTACGACAAGCCATCGATATTCGTCAGCAGGAACCAAGCGTACGGTGAGGTCAAGAAATCGTTGACCATGTACGACTCAGGCAAGCCGCCCGCTGTCGAAAGGATGGCGTTCACATCGTTGTCCGCACTACCCGGACGCAGTTCCGTTTTAATCAAGCGGATTGCAACCGGTTCATTCTGCGGGGCAACAATCAGTTTACGAGCACGAGCGAATACCTTCAGGCCCGCTTGATCTTTGAAGTTCGTACGAACCGAGATCATGGCGTTCAAGAGGGTAGACTCGTTCAAGTCAACCGGAGTGCTGGGGATGTTCGAGACAGTTCCGCCATCAATGGGATGGTCGTCAGCGCAGAGCGCCACGCCGTCGCCACCGATAGAAGAATTGTACGTCGTCGCCGTATTAAGCACGTTCGCACCGTAGATTTCCTTGGTCTGTTGAAAGCTTTCAATCAGGCCGAGGTTCGACGGATGGAACTGTGTCTTGTACAGGTTATCGTCAATTGCTTTGCGAGTAATAGCGTACCCTAGAGCAATTTCCGTATGTTCTTGGTTGTAGATGAAACGTTCGCCAGCGCCGTTATCAAAAGCGGTCTGACCGCCTTCTGTTTTCAGTTGGGCGAGACCGAGGTAACGCATTTCAGCGGTGCGTTCCAAAGCCATCTTTGAGTCATGCTTGGTGAAGATTTTATCGTACTGAGACGGAATCATCTCGTACTTGCCTTCTACCCCACGGAGTCCGGGGAGTAAAAGGTCCTTAATCTGACTAAGATTAACGGCCATGTTAATTTACTCCTTACGAAATGCCAACGGGACCAGCGCCATTTGAACGCTGCATTTGGTTGTTGAACCCAACAATGACCCGATTGTAGGCCGTTGTAGGATCAGCACCTGGAGCGCCCGGAGGGCTGGTGATGAGATCGGTAACAATGAACGGATAGGTAACAGTCGTACCCAAGGCGTTCAAATATGCACCGGAAGTTCCAGAGCTAGTGTTGCCGGAACCAATTGCAAATTGAGCATACTGCCCAACGGGATTTTGGCCCCACTGAGTCAATGTGCCAGCAATGTTAAACGTCGTGCTGTTGCCCATGACCTGAAAACGAGCGTTCGGGTCATTGATGACATAAGCAATAACGTCGCCGGTCGCATCAGCACCCGGCCAGTAACGCGACCAAACGGTGCGCTTCTGTGAGGTGGACAGATACTTACAGCCAACAAAAATGCCAGCCAAGGTCGTCGTGCCAGGAGAGGCTTG